TCTGCCTATCGCTCGCTTTCTATCGTTAAACCCGTTAGTAGCTGAATGTGCAGTTGGTATTAATGCCAGTGGAAGAGAGTGGGAAGAACTTGCTAAACATATGAGCAAGTTTGGAACTGATCGAATTCTTGCTGGAGATTACTCCAAGTATGATTTGCGTATGCCTGCGCAGCTAACACAAGCTGCTTTTGGCGTTATGCATCGCATTGCTAAGTGGAGTGGCAATTATTCGAAAAGAGATATAACTATCATGGAATCAATTTCCTTTGAGGTTACCAGTCCTTTGGTAGCCTATAATGGTACTTTGATGAGATTTTTAGGAACTAATCATTCTGGTCAAAACATGACAGTGTATATTAATTCAATAGTCAATTCGATTTTAAATCGTTTAGGCTTCTTTAATGCCTATACGCAGGAGACTATTGAAGAGGATAAACCGGGATTTGCTGCCAAATTGGGCAGACCGGTTAGGTTTAGGGATTGTAATTCTATAGCAATTTATGGTGATGATCTGAAGGGATCGGTCATAGAAGGATTGAATAGACATAATCATGTAACTTTTGCTAAGTTTTTATCAGATAATGATATGAAATTTACAATGCCTGACAAGACATCTGACCCTGTTCCATTTATGGAAGACGGGGATGCGGATTTTTTGAAACGCAAAAATCGCTACGATGCTGAATTGGATTCAATTGTAGGGATGTTAGATGAAATGTCAATTTTTAAATCGTTACATTCTGGATTGAAGTCTGAGGACTTAAGTCCAAAGGAGATTTCAGCCCAGAATATCGATGGGGCGCTACGTGAATGGTTTTTTCACGGTAGAGAAATTTTTGATGTGAGATTGGAACAAATGAAGGAGGTCGCTGAGACTTCCGGTGTTTTTCCTCTAACTCTCGGGGTGGATTTTGATGATCGTGTCCTTCATTGGAAGGAGAAATACGATAATTAGAATCCAGTAACATGGACCAGCATGTCTTTAAACTGCAAATTTTTGGACCTGCATGTCAATAATCTGCAAATTTTTGGTTCTCCAATTGGCCTATAATGGGTGATAAAATTCTTTTTCTTTTGGCCCTTTTCTATTATGGAAGCCCTGGTAATTGTAGAATAGTTCCATCCGCAAGGATGAGGGGAGTTATTTAGCTCCGGCTTGTGCCATTATTTTCGTTAAGTCGGATATTTGAACGCACAAAACCCTAGAAAACATCCCTTGGGAGGACCTCAGTTGAGCCCTGAGCCTCCATCAAGTATATATTTCTAGCTTGCTACTAATTTTAAAGCGCAACCCCCAGCGCATAAGGGGGAAAGTAGTTCTACTGACTTAAGTGTAGAAGACACTCAGCACATTGTACATTGCTTTGTACCCCAGTCTGGAGAGACTGGAGTGGGAGTAAGTACTGGTGCTGACCATGCCACAGAACAGTTAGTTGGGTTTAACGACCAAACTGCTGGCTGGATGACAGATGTCAAGGCTGGATATGATGATACTATGGATACTGCAACCAAGGTTGGAAGTGATTTAGGTGCGTTTTTGGAACGTCCTGTAAAATTGACTTCTCAAACTTGGGCTGTTTCAAACCCATTATTCTTTAAGTTAAATCCTTGGGAAGAATTTCTTAGCGATCCTTTTGTTAGGACCAAAATTGCTAATTATGAGCTTCTCCGAGGTACTATGCATATCAAAGTGTTGATTTCTGGTACAGGATTTCATTATGGACGCGCTCTCGTGTCATATAATCCTCATGCGGCGTTTGATCAACTTGCTGTAACAAGAAATTTTCTCGATGTTGATCTTGTGCAAGCTAGTCAAAAGCCACATATTTATTTAAATCCCTCAAAGAATGAGGGTGGTGAAATGAGTTTACCATTTTTCTTTCCAAACAATTATATGTCCCTGTCTAAGAATGAGCAAAGCCTTATGGGCGAACTAACAGTTAAGTCGTTTAGTAATTTGTCTCATGCTAATGGAGGTAATGATCCCGTCACTGTTCAAGTGTGGGGTTGGATGGAAAATGTTTCTCTCACTATGCCTACTAGCATCACGCCATTCTCACCCCAAGCGGGTGGAAAGCCAAATCCAAAGAAGAAAACTGGAGGAGGCACTATGAATAGTGGTGATGAATATGGGAAAGGTATAATTTCTCGACCTGCTTCTGCAATTGCTAAAGCGGCCGGGTTATTAGAAACTATTCCCATGATAGGACCTTATGCGCGTGCTACCGGTATGGTAGCATCAAAGGTAGGAGATGTTGCATCTTTGTTTGGATATTCTAGACCTGCTGTATTAACAGATACTGTTATTCAAAAACCTAGTCCAACTGGTAATTTAGCCAATGTAGATGCACCCGATGCCGTTAATCGTTTAGTACTTGATTCCAAGCAGGAATTAACTATTGATTCGAGAACTACGGGTTTAGACGGTGAAGATCAGATGAGTATTGATAGTATTTGTACTAGAGAGTCTTATTTAACTTCTTTCACAATGTCTCCTTCTGACGCTCCTGAAAAGTTACTATGGAATTCATATGTGACTCCGACTTTAGCACGTGTCAATCAAGAAGAAATTCACATGACACCTATGTGTGCTATGTCTCAATATTTTGAGGAGTGGCAGGGTACTGTCAAATTTAGATTTCAAATAGTGAAAAGTCAATTTCACAAGGGTCGTCTTTTGGTGAGATATGACCCTAGATCTTTCGGTTCAGATGTCAATTATAACACGAATTATTCGCGTATTGTTGATCTTGCTGAAGAGGAAGATTTTGAGATCGAAGTCGGTTGGGGGCAAGCTCGCCCCTTTCTTAAGACTTTTGATGCCGGATCTGATTTTTCCACATTATATGGAACAACACGGTTGACCACAGATAGCTCCGATTTATTTAATGGAGTGCTAGAGGTTAATGTTGTTAACAGTCTGGTTTGTCCTTCAGAGGATTCAGATATTCAAATTATTGTTTCTGTCTCTGCATGTGACATGAAATGGGGAGCTCCCTCCCCTACTCAATTGAAGGATTTGCATTATTTTCCTGAAGTTATTGCTGCTGCAAAGTTTGCCCCTCAAAGTGGAGAGGTTGACGCTTCAGGAGAATCTGCTGTTTCAGGCCAACCTTTAGGTTCTAACTCGTTAGATCCAATTAATAAGAATTTGGTACCTGATGATCATACGATGGAGATTTTCTTTGGGGAAAGCCCTACATCGATACGGGAATTGTTCCGACGTTACGTGCATGTTAAAACGTATGTTGCTCCCACGAACAATGACGCACAGGCAGTTGTTGTTGGTAAATACTTTTTGAAAGGTCTACCACCACAAACCGGTTTTGATCCGGATGGTGATGATTTGACCCTCAATGGTGTTACCAAAGGAACTATCGGAAATACAAGTCCTATCTCATATTTCTCCCCAATGTATGCCGGTTGGCGTGGGGGGTTGCGGCACAAACTTTTATTTGCGAAAGTCGGTGACGTCGACTCTAATCCGTCTGCAACACGAGTTGGTTTTGTTGACTCTGTTGGTTGGCTATCAGAAACTTATTTTAGAGGCAGCAACTTGGCTGCTGCGCTTTCTGATACATTGGGTTTATACTCTAATGGTGGCTCTGCTGCCACCAACTTGGGTGTTAATAACACCATTGAGTATGAATTGCCATATTATCGAGGCCAGAGATTCTCTCCTGCTCGTATTATTTCTGCGGAGAGTAATCTTTCCGACTCCGCTGTTGTACAAACTGTCAACGCTAGTGGTAGTGCTCTTACATTTCAGGATTGGATCGCTACCGGAGAGGACTACTCCCTGTTTTTCTTTACGGGGGTGCCTATCATGTATAATTACAGAATATTGCCTTTTTCAGATTAGGCAAAAGCTCTCGGCAAGCTAATACTGCCTGAAGTTGTTTTGATCGTTTCTCAAACGATTGGTTATGAATAAAACCAAAATTTTTCTATTGTGGAAATTGATATATCCCACTATTACTAATATATATCAAGTCTGACAGGCTTAACCTGTTTAGTCCCTGGGTGGTCCAGGGAGCGTGCTGATTTATCAGTTCGTTGTGAGGAGCGAATGCTCTGCAATTATTATAGTTTGAACTATTTTGTTTTATATTGCGGGGATTCGTTCCCGCAGGAATTTACAATTAGATCACAACTTTCTACTTGCGCTCACACAATGTTCGTGTACAGACCACATTCGGAGACTATACTCCGAGTGCTGGTGGTCACGAACTTCAC